GTGGATTCTTCTAAGCTTAGTGGCGGCGCTAAAGATGCTGTTCGTGAAGCTGGTAAACGCGCTGAAAACCGCAAGGTTGGACGCCGTGGTGCTGGTGTAGCCGCGTTTGAAATTGGCTATGGGGTTGGTCGTGCAATTGACGAAAAGACCGGTCTTGGCAAAAAAATGGTTGACAAGTCTGGCCTTGGTAGCGCCGCTGAAAAAGCAGCAAACCGACGCGATAGAGTTGAGCTGTCCAAAGATGCTAGGGCTCGTCTAGATGAAGAAGAAGTTGATAACTATCGACGTGAAACTGAAGCCGAGGATAAAGAACGTAAAGCTTATTCCGGCAAAGACGAAGAAAACTACAAAGGCGATGGCATGAAGCGTGGCGGCATGACTGCTAAGTTCATGTCGTTTTCCAAGAGAGGCAGGCCCGCAGGTATGAAGCCTGTTACAAAAATGGCCTCTGGTGGTATGACCGCTTCTCGCCGTGCCGATGGTATTGCTACCAAAGGCAAAACACGCGGAAAGATGGTGTAACCATGGCAACCGCAAAACCCGCAACTAGCGTAGTTAAGTCTTTAAAAAAGGCTGGGTTTTACGGCGCAAATGAACCCAAACGACTGGCTATTATTAACAAAGTTACAACTAAACCCCAGCGGATAAAAATGGTTGATAAATTGTTTTTAGCCAAAAAAGTTAAAGGTGGTAAAAAATGATGGCATCCCGTGGAATGGGTAACATTAGCCCAAGCAAAATGCCCAAAGGTGTACGCAAGAAGCGTAGGGATAACACCGACTTTACCCAGTACAAAGAGGGCGGTGCAGTAAAGTCTAAAGTAAACGAGGCTGGCAACTACACCAAGCCCGGTTTACGCAAGCGGATTTTTAACAGCGTTAAAGCTGCGGCAATTGTTGGCACAGGCGCAGGTCAGTGGTCAGCACGTAAAGCACAAGTTATGGCTAAACGGTATAAAGCTGCAGGTGGTGGGTATCGTGACTAAGTGGTCTGACGAGCGCAAGAAAGCCGTTAACTGCGACGCCCCAAAAGGTTTTTCAGAGAAGGCTCATTGCGCCGGTAAGAAAAAAATGGCCGGTGGTGGGTTGGCTAAACCGCAACAGTCTCTCAAGGACTGGGGCAAACAAGATTGGACAACTAAAAGTGGTAAAAAATCTTCTGACACAGGTGAAAGATACCTTCCAAAAGCTGCGATTAAAAGTCTCAGCCCTGCTGAGTACGCTGCGACAACCAAAGCCAAGCGAGCCGGAAAAGCCGCCGGGAAACAATTCGTAGCCCAACCAAAAACAATTGCAAAGAAAACGGCGGGATTTAGATAATGGCAACCACTTCTGGCGCATCAGGTTTTAATCTCCAACTCGACGAATTAGTCGAGGAGGCGTTTGAACGCGCCGGTGGTGAGCTGCGTACTGGTTATGACTTGCGTACTGCTCGTCGTAGTTTGAACATCATGTTTGCAGATTGGGCCAATCGCGGCATCAATATGTGGACTATAGAGCAGGGTGAGATCACTCTTGTTCAAGGCCAGAATACGTACGCATTGCCTGACAATACAGTTGATCTGATTGAGCACGTTATCCGTACGCAGCCTAACGCAGCTAATACACAGGCCGACTTAACAATCACACGTATTAGTGTTTCTACGTACGCTACGATCCCTAACAAGATTCAGCAAGCCAGACCAATTCAAGTCTGGATTCAACGGTATAACGGCCAGAACTCTCCTATTGCCGCAACGCTTACAACGACGATTACGGCTACCAGTACAACCATTGTGTTGAACGACGTGACAGGCTTGCCAGCAACTGGTTTCATTAAGATTGATGACGAGATCATCAATTACAGCTACATCACACAGAACACAAACGCCAAGTCTGGCACGCTGTTTAACTGCTCCCGTGGTCAGCAAGAAACAATTGCTGTAGGGCACACCGCTGCAGTCGCTGTGTACTGGGCGCAGGTTCCAGCTATTACAGTTTGGCCAACTCCTGATGGGTCACAACAGTACACGTTTGTTTACTGGCGCTTACGCCGCACGCAAGACGCAGGTGGTGGTGTAAATGTGATGGACGTGCCGTTTAGATTTATCCCCTGCTTGGCCGCTGGCCTTGCGTACTATTTGGCGTTGAAGGTTGCCGGTGGCGCTGAGCGCTTACCTGTACTGAAACAGCAGTATGACGATGCTTGGGAATTGGCCGCGACTGAAGACCGAGAGAAAGCGGCTATTCGCTTCGTGCCTCGACAGCAGTTTATTGGCGGAGGCACCTAATGGGCAATAGGTTTGCTTCTGCGAAGAACAGTATCGCCATGTGCGATAGGTGTGGCTTTCAGTACAAATTGACGGCGTTGAAAAAAGAGATTCAGAAGACCAAGATATATAACCTGCTTGTATGCCCCCAGTGTTGGGATCCCGATCAGCCGCAGTTGCAGTTGGGTATGTATCCAGTTGATGACCCACAAGCTGTGCGTAACCCTCGTAATGATTCAACGTACGTAACAGCGGGCGCAAATACTGCGGGTAATCCGACTAGTGGTTCACGGGATATTCAATGGGGCTGGAACCCAGTGGGTGGGGCTAGTAATTTTGATGTGGCATTGACGCCAAACTACTTGGTGGCAACGACATTTGTTGGTACAGTAACGGTATCTTAAGGAGCTTAAAATGGGATTTAAAAAAGCAGCAGACGGAATTGCTAAAAAAGGCAAGACCGAAGGGAAAAATCTAGGCGATAGTGGCCCCACATCAGCCGCTCTAAAAGGCGGTAAGGGTGGCAAAGGTGGCAAAACTGATGCAGACATGTTGTCTATGGGACGTAATTTGGCAAAAATTGCCAACCAGAAACGAGGTTAATCATGGCTAAATTTAGCAAAAAAGTTATGGGTAAAGAAGTTGGCGACGCCGCCACTTATGCTGCACCGCACAAAATGAATGGCAAGCCTCTAGTAATGTCGACTAACCCCGGCAAGGACTCTAGCATTAGTAGCCTTAACACCATGAAGATGAGCGTCGGTGTCATTAACAACGGTAAAAACCCAACTAAGACATCCGGTATCGTCACCCGTGGTAACGGCGCGGCCACTAAAGGCATTACAGCCCGAGGCCCAATGGCATGAATTACGCCGCACTCAGCGCTGCTATTCAAGCGTACACGGAGAACACGGAAGCAGATTTCGTGGCTAATATTCCCGTGTTCGTTACGCAGGCTGAGCAGCGTATATTTAACTCGGTGCAGTTTCCGTCGCTTCGCCAAAATGTGACAGGCGCAACCACGACAAACAACAAGTACTTGCAGTGCCCCACGGATTTCTTAGCGGTGTATTCTTTGGCAATCATAAAAGCCAACGGCGAGTACGAGTATTTGTTAAACAAAGACGTTAACTTTATTCGGCAGGCGTACCCTCAGCCCACGGACACAGGGATCCCTAGGTACTACGCACTGTTTGGCCCACGCTCAGATAATCCGGCAGAGTTAACTTTTATTCTTGGCCCAACGCCAGACGCCGCATACGGGGCCGAGTTGCACTATTTCTTCTATCCGCCAAGCATTTCTGTAGCACCTTTCACTTCATGGCTTGGTGATAACTTTGACACGGTGCTTTTGTACGGCTCGTTGGTTGAGGCTTACACCTACATGAAAGGTGAGCAAGACATGATGGCGTTATACAACGGCAAATATCAAGAAGCATTAGCGTTGGCTAAACGTTTGGGCGATGGTATGGAGCGTCAAGACGCTTATCGCTCTGGTCAGTATAGACAGGCGGTGACCTGATGGCTATTGTCCAAACCCAGACCACGAGCTTCAAAGCGCAGTTGTACCAAGGTATTCATGACCTGACGACTGACGTTATTAAGATTGCTTTGTACACGGCTAATGCCAACTTAAACGAAGACACAACCGTTTACAGTTCAACCAACGAAGTAGCTAATACAGGCACTTACTCTGCTGGTGGGGCACAGTTAACACCTATCACAGTTAACACTTCTGGATACACGGCCTATGTTGGCTTCCCAAACATCTCTTGGACAGGCGCAATCACCGCAAGATGTGCGTTGATTTACAACTCTACTCAAGGCAACAAATCCATAGCTGTGTTGGACTTCGGTTCTGACAAAACATCTGTCGTTACATTTACAATCACAATGCCAGCAAACACCGCTACGGCGGCTCTTATTCGTAGTTCTAACTAAGGAGTCATCATGACTATTGAGAAAACCAAAGCCACCGACGTTGTTTCTAGTGGCCTTACTTGTAACACCAAAGCCGGTGAAGCTGCACAAGCTACAGGCGTTTACCGCGTTGAGTGCCATGACAAAGATGGCAATTTGAAGTGGACTGCTGAGTCTAAAAACTTGGTGGTTAACGTCGGCCTTCAATATATGGCAGGCAGTGCGCTAACGTCAACCTCCCAAATCACTACTTGGTATCTGGGTCTGTACGGCGCTGGCGCTTCTAATACACCTGCGGCGGGCGACACAATGGCTTCCCATGCCGGTTGGACAGAAGTTACTGCTTACAGCAATGCCAACCGTGTGACCGCTTCGCTTGCTGCGTCAACTAACGCTAACCCATCCGTGGTAACTAATACAGCTTCACCAGCCGTGTTTAACATCAACGGCACGGCAACCGTTGGCGGCGCGTTTTTAACAAGCGAAAACACTAAGGGTGGCACAACAGGAACATTGTTCTCTGCTGCTGACTTTGGTTCACCCGGTGACCGTTCTGTGGTAAACAGCGATACCTTGTCTGTGACTTACACATTCAGCTTGGCGGCTTAATATGGCCGGGTGGGGTGACGGCTTATGGGGCGAACAAGGGTGGGGTGGTTTTACCGCCTTCACTAGCTCCGTAGACGAAACCTCTACCGGCACAGACGCGGTTGTTTCTGCATTAAGTGTAGCCCCTTCGGTTAATGAAACAGGTACAGGCACAGATGCAACTGCAGCGGGTAAGATATTTACCTCAAGCATAACGGAAACGTCAACAGGGACAGATGCTACAGAAGGCGGGCCGTTGTATGCTACAACGGTAACAGAGGCAAGCACAGGTTCAGATGCGGTAGTTTCTGTTATTTCTGTAGGCGCGGTAATTGCCGAGACTGCTACGGGCACAGATGCAACAG